GGTGCAATTAGAAAAGTAGATAATACTATTGGAGATAATGTAGAAATTATGATATGTGATATAAAATCATATTTACCCGCTATGTTTTATATGAAAGCTTTTAATAATGAGAATGACATCATTACATATTGGGATGAACCTACTATTACATTAGATTATCCAGAACATCCTTTTCATGAAATAATTCAGAAAAATTGGAAGCATAATAAAATTCCTAATGTTGTACTATCTTCTGCTACGCTTCCAAAAGAACAAGAAATTATGGGAGTAATTGGTGATTATAGAGGTAAATTTGGTGGAGAAATAGTTTCTATTATAAGCCATGATTGTAAGAAAACTATACCACTTCTTACGAAATCTAATCAAATTTCCTTACCACACTACGAATTCCCTAGTTTTGCAAAAATAATGAAGTCTGTACAACATTGCGAGGATTATCCTACAATTATGAGATATATGGATCTGGGAGCAGTAGTTGACTTTATCATGTATGTTAATAAAAAAAATCTACTTTCTGATAGATACAAGATAGAAACTTACTTTACTGATATTGATGAAATATCAATGGTTACATTGAAACAGTATTACCTTACTTTATTGAAAAATTTGGATCCTGATGATTATACAAAAGTATATGAACACTTTGAGAAACCTAAGTACCGAAAACCTGCTCATGATTCTAGTATTCATATGGTTACTAATGACTCTTATACTTTAACGGATGGTCCTACTATTTATCTAGCAGATGATGTAGAGAAAATAGCAAGATTCTGTATACAAGAGGCTAGGATTCCTGATCAAGTAATGAAAGATATAATGGACGACATTGAATATAATAATAACTTGAACAGTGAAATAACTAAACTAGAACATGATTATGAAGATGCTACGGCTAAAGATGAAGATAAAGATAATAAGATGTCTAATACTGATACACGACTTTCACCTGAAGTTAGACGTTTAAAAGAAAAGATTGATGGTCTTAGACTAATGATAAAATCTACATCTTTACATGATATATTTGTACCTAATCGTAAAGAACACTTGAAAAAGTATAAACCTGATGGTGTGAAAAGTAAAAATCCATTTACTTGTGATATTAGTGATCAGACGGTTGTTAAACTTATGCAACTAAACGATATTGATGATCATTGGAAAGTTCTATTGTTGATGGGTATTGGTGTATTTAAAAATCATGATAGTATCACTTATACAGAGATTATGAAAGAACTAGCTGAAAAACAAAAGTTGTATCTAATTATTGCTTCAAGTGATTATATTTATGGTACTAATTATCAATTTTGTCATGGATATGTTGGAAAAGATCTTTCTACTATGACTCAAGAAAAATCAATTCAAGCTATGGGAAGAGTTGGTAGAAATAAGATTCAACAGGAATATTCTGTTAGATTTCGTGATAATGACTTAATTAAAAAGCTATTCTTACCAAGCGATAACAAACCAGAGGTTGCAAATATGAATAGACTGTTTAACTCTTATGCTTAATTAAAAAATAAAAATTTTATAAAATATTTTTATTTTTTATCCAACAGGATTGTTATTGTTATCTGTATTATAGAACGATACATTAAATATGTTAGTATCTAATCTGTTATTATTACTTATGTTATTTAATTGTGTAGAAATTACGTTAAATAGTGATTCTCTCAATGTATTATTACTGGGATCAGATACTGTATTGTTATTTGGATTATGTCTCTGTAAATCTAACATTTCATTATAAGGAATATTTCTAATGATAATTTCTTGATTCCGCACTTCAATAGTAGGAATATTGTGTATATTATTGATATAATCATAAACAGCATTTACAGTAATATTATTATTATTATTATTATTATTATTATTATTATTCCAGTTCCAGTTAGAATAATTATTGAGAAAGTTCTGATGATTTGGTTCAGGAGGTCCTGCTGCGCCTTCTGACTCTTGGGGCCCAGCAGCACCAGAACCTCCATAATGAAAATCCTGAAGAGCTGTTGGCTGTGGTTCTGGTGGATTGATTATATTTTCACTAAGTGAATAATTTACTGAAACACATGAGTGAGGAACTGGAGGCGCGATTGATCCATAGTTTGTCTCGCCAAGAGGCTGTCTACAAACAGGACAGTCATGTGTTATATGTTCAAGATTTAAATAAGTATTAAAACAGTTATCACATATACCGTGTCTATTAGCTCCTTCAGGTATGTAACATTGCCAATGATCACTTAAATCAGTATTATCATAACATACAGAACACATACCATGATAAATTGTAGGGATTGGATTTAAATCAACATCCATGTTTTCACATGTAGGTTCTGAAGTAGGTTCCGGTGAATCATCTTCACTATCAGCTTGAGCACTTTCATGATTTCTACGCATAAACATTTCATATGTATCTGATACACTTAAACTATGAAGTAATCCTTCATTAGGACAATTTTCTCTAAGATAATATACAAAACTTTGATCTTTAGGTCTTATGTAGAAACTAATACTATTATTATTAAATAATCCAGGACATAAATTCCAGTGTCTCAAACCCAAACCTTCTTGTATCGCAGGAGCACGTTCTGCATTTGGTTGTCCAGATACTACAATATCATATTGTAGAGGAGTATAGTTAATAATTTGTTGTCGTGCATGTGATGTACTATCCATAAATTGAGACCATGTAAATGATGAAATTACTGGCACATTAACTGTTATAGAGCTAGTAACTCCTGTATAAACTAATTTAAACCTAAAAGTATAATTATGACTTTCGTTTTCTTCGTTCATATATATTATACGTGTCTATATACTTAATCTGTGTGTGTTATTAATAGGGTTTGATAATTAATATATTATAAAAAATAATTCAATTTTGTATACTAATTATCCAAAAATAGCCTGTTTCTGTGCCACATATAAGTTTACGTGCATGCTAAGTGGATTTAAAAACTTACTTGAAAATAAAAATAATACAATCAAAAAAGTAATGATACCAATGTACTTGTCATAATAAAACATAATAAGTATTGCAATTACAAACAATAAAATAAATGTTAATTGTGCGGCATTCATAGCATCTTCTATCTTTTTTTTCAACATCATACCTTTATCAAAATCTTCATGTAAAAATTGGAAACAAACCATATTAAATCCTTTACCTTCTGGCTCAAAATAATATTCATAAAAATTTTTACAATTGTTAGCTCTCATAATACCATCTAAAACATATTGTGGGTACAAGTAAATAATAGGGGTTGTAGTATAACATTTAAATGAATAATATTCCTTAAAATCAAAATCATCATTAGTTAAACTATAATTCCATCTATTGTGATTTACTAAATCATTTATAGAATTTATTAACGTTTGATTATTAGTACTATAAATATAAGCACCACCTCTAGCTAAACGCAGTCCTACTTCTATAATTTTAGTACCACGATATTGTACATTACATGCACCAGTGAAACCTTTCATATTTTCTTTAACCCAATTATCAATAACTGTAGGAGGTTTAGATTTAGGCGAAATAAATTTCCAATCATCTGCTATAGTACCATGTTGTGTTTCTGAATATATATAGGTTATCTGATGAACTATATTACCATTATGAATAAAATAATCAGTCATACCTTCTGTTTCTGAAATAAATTCAGACCACATCATCTCAGGTATATTTTTATATCTGTCAAGGTCTTCATAACTTTTAATTTTAAAACAGTTTTTACTAGAAGCACTCTTATGACCGTATCTTGGTTTAATAAAAATAGGATATTTTATGTATTTTGGTTGTTTTTCTAATAATGACTCAAGGGTACCTGAGTGAATTCCTTGAGTTTTTGCAATCAATAACTTATCATATATAAAATTGTGCTTTCTATATTTTCTAAATGCTTGTCCATCAAAATCTGGCATATTTTTTGATATTTTTTGCGGCCACGGATCGCTATATGGATTATACATTTTCATTTTGTCACACCATAGATTTTCATATGACAATATATATTCAATTATTGGATGAAATTTTTCAGGCATTATATTATATAATATTATTGGATATAATATAATATCTTAAATAATTTATACACTAGATCCAAAGGTAGCATGCAATCCAAATGCTACTGGATGAGTTTTCCAAATTTTCATCCAAATGTTTCCAGCACCACCACGTAGACGAAGAACCAAATGAAGAGTAGATTCTTTTTGAATATTGTAATCACTCAATGTACGACCATCTTCTAGCTGTTTTCCAGCAAAAATAAGACGTTGTTGATCAGGGGGAATACCTTCCTTATCTTGGATCTTAGTTTTAACATTCTCAATGGTATCACTTGGTTCTACATCCAAAGTGATAGTCTTTCCGGTTAGGGTCTTTACAAAAATTTGCATATTATACAATAAGTTATTATAATATATTTAAGCTATTAATATAACATTTTTAAAAGTATTCTAAATTTACTTAAACGCTGACTAATTTTATTTGTTAATATTATATTATAGTAATAATATACAACACAACAGGCTACTACAAGTATGTAGTAATGTATTATAAATTAGTACTACATCACCTCCCAATGATATATACTAATATTTTAGGACAAATATAAATACATTTATCTTTAATAACAATAAATGTATTTACCGGATGAAATAATAAAAGAGATTTTTTCTAATTTAAATTGGCAGTGTCACTGTTGTAAAGTTAAAATAAAACATCATAATTCAATTTATAGTATTATGAGGAAAAACTACACACAGTTTGTGTTTTGTAGTGAAAATTGTTATAATTTTAATTGATATTATGATTTTGTATAATATCAATTTATAATCCTAAAATATTTTTTTAATTACGAGTAATCGTAACAATAATAATATTGTAAAATGCTTAATTGGAGTAAGCAAGACCTCCCATACCACTCATGACACGAAGGACATTGTAGTTGGTAGCGTAGACACGTACCTTAGCAGTCTTGGTTCCCTCAACAGTAGCGTTGGAAAGAACAAGCTGAAGAGTAGCATTGTCAATACGGGAGAAGTTACAGGTTCCAGATGGCTGGTGCTCCTCAGGGCGAAGTGCGAAGGAGTATACGTTGATACCAGTGTCTGGGTTACGTGTGTGGTGCTGGAATGGCTGTACCAAGTCAAAGTAGGTACCCTCACGCTCAGAGAAGCGATCTTGTCCGTTAAGCTGAAGCTTAGC